ACGGGATTTTGGTTCCTTCCTCGGGGCGCTGGGGCAACTCGGGTATGGGTTCGCCTACAGAGTGCTTGACGCTCAATACTTTGGAGTGCCCCAGCGAAGGCGTAGAGTCTTTGTTGTCGCACATTCTTCAGGGGACAGCAGACGTGCAGCAGAAGTATTATTTGAGCCAGAAAGCTTGCGAGGGAATACTCCGAAGGGCAGAAAAACGGGGCAAGACACTGCCCAATGCCTTACGACTGGCACTGGTTGCAGGTACGACCCAAACACAGAGACCTTGATTCCTGTCATGTATGAAAACCACCCGAATGATTCAAGGATAACCGGCCCAGTTGATCCAAGCCCTACGGTAGCTGCACGATGGGGTACAGGTGGCGGTAACACTCCACTTGTGCAGCATACCTTCCGTAAGTCACGCAGAGCGCAGAGCGCAGAAGACTTTGAAACGTGGGTACCTGATGGTGTAACCAACACGCTTAACTGTTTTGATCTAGGTGATATCAGGTCTGTTGATATCGTGGTTGAACCAATAGCCCTTGCAGAGAACACCATTGGACGGCAACCAATGAACGGCGGTAATGGTGATGGATACACTGTAGGTGGTCAGATGTACACGCTCAACGCAACCGGGGTTCACGGTGTAGCGCATCCAGATCACAGTATGGCAGTACGAAGGCTAACACCGACCGAGTGTGAACGGCTCCAAGGATTCCCAGATGGATACACTGACATCATGCCTAACACTCCAGACGGACCAAGGTACAAGGCACTAGGCAACAGTATGGCTGTACCTGTCATGCGCTGGATAGGCTCTAGGATTGCACTTGCCACCAAGTAGGACAACCATCAGACAGACGCTCCGGGCTCTCTCAAGGACACCGGAGCGTTTACTGTCTCACGATGAGATGGTTTTACTCCACTCTGGTTGGAAGCACGGCATCATGCAGGACGAATGCTTGGATGCTATGGTGCGTCATAACCTTGGCTTCATCAGGGATGTGTGCAAGGTTATCAAACACAAAGAGCATTTCATCGATGCTTGCCAGTACTGCGTTGAAGGTGTCATAAGAGCGATTGAAAAGTGGGAGCCTGAACGAGGCCTACGCTTTTCGACATACGCTCATCCGTGGATCTACCAGAAGCTCAGACGCTACCAATCAAACCAACTACGAACCATCCGTATAGCAGAACACGCAGTGGTCAAATGGCACAAGCTGCGACGCTTTTATGTGTTGTTAGAGTTGGAACTAAAGCGCCCACCAACCGATGCCGAACTCTCCGAACGCTCTGGCATGACTATAGAGACCATCGAGATGTGCAGAACGGCTCATGGCTTGGAGCCTGTCTCAATGCACCACGGCATCCAAGGCACTGACCTTGTGCTGTACGAATCTGCGGTATTCGGCAAAACCCAGAGCGCCGAGGATGAATATCTTGAAAGCGTGGAGGAAGGGAGCGCAATGGATCATCTATCCCGGCTTGATGACGAGACCCGGCAGATGGTTGTTTTACATCTTGGCTTAGATGGACGTGTACCGCAGACCATCCACATGATAGCCAGTCGTTATCGATTACCGCCTGTAATCGTCAAGCAGAGGCTCACAGAGGCTATAGCAGAGTTGAGGACAAACCTTGAGACATCTTGAAGACAAAGAACAGATAGCCTTGATTACTTGGGTACGCCTGATGGAGTCCAAGCATCCAGAACTGGCTACCTTGTACCACTGTCCTAACGGTGGGCACAGAGACATCAGGACAGCTGCTAAGTTCAAAGCCATGGGGGTAAAGCCTGGAGTGTGGGACATCTTCCTGCCTTGCCCTGCACCGGGATTGTTCATCGAGATGAAGGCAGGTAAAGGTAGGTTAACACCGGGGCAGGTGTCCTTTAGAGACTCCTTGCTACCGTACGGGTATTCTTTCGTGGTGGCTTATAGTTGGGTTGATGCTGCCAAGGCTATAGGGAGTCACCTTGGGTTTGAGGTTGATGTATAATCCGTTGTCGATCTAATCGGCTGCTCATGTGATGGAGTACTCGCCCGCCTTGCACGTCCTCTGCTTGGCGGGTTTTCTTTTGGTGTATAATGTTGGTGAACCTATCCTTCAAGGTTTGGCTTTGCCAGCCCCCGGAGTAGCTACCGGGGGTTCCCTGAGGTAGGTATCTTGAAGGAAAACATAGGTACACATCATGGCACTCCCTGCCACTGATGCCGTTCAGGCTATCGCCTTTTTACGGCATCTCTTCAAACCGTACACCGACGGGTTTATTGAAATCCGTCCGCTCTCCAAACACAAGCCCCACGCCAACAGGACTACCTACAGGTTGCCTGAATGCCTAAAGAGCGAAGCCGGGCAGGCACTGAGCCAGCACATCATCTCCCTTGCTATGCGTGGTTATGATGTTTATGTAGGTGTTTGTCCAAGGGTTGCTCCTGAAGGTCCCGGGCGTAAGCTCGGCAAAGATGCCATCGAGCAAGTTGGGGCAGTCTGGGTAGATCTAGATTCCAAGGTTGACGGTGCGAGTAGTCAAGTATTGCTTGACACCTGCGACATCGTGGTTTCTACCGGCAATGGATGGCACGGGTACAAGATTCTAAGCAGCCCTAAACTCTGCAAGTCAGCACGAGAGCGCACCACCCTGGAATACCGCATCCGTGACTTTGCCGACAAACTTCTACCCGGTACTGACAATGTGTCCAACGTAGACCGAATCCTGCGAGTGCCTGGGACTCTAAATTGGAAGGACGCGGACAACCCTAAAGCCGTAACGCTCCTAAAGGGTGGCGGTATCAAGCCAACATACAAGCAATCCTTGTTGGTTGAGGTGCTGGGCGATGAACGGTTAGATGCTCTGCTGGCATCCGCCAAGGCTGGCGAACTAGGACAGGCAATACCGATGATTCGCCATGCTTCCGGACGCTATACCGGATGCCTTGATACTTTCTTTCTGGAAGTCGAGCAGGCTTGCATAAAATCAAAAGCTGATGCACGATGGTCATTCCTACTAGACATTGTCCGAGCAGACCTGCCGGAGATTATGGAGCACTACTTTGGCAGATGAATGGTTCGATGAGTTAGACGCTACTCCGAAGCGTAGACCACGGGCAGAGCGTGGAGAGATTACAGGCTACAGTTCCGACGAGGGAACGCTCAAGAAGTTACTGCAACGACATCATGAAGGAGGTGGCCCATATGGTGGAAGGGATAACGCTCTAACAGCTTGTGTTGGTTACTATAGAAGCACACGCCTAGATATAAACTTTGCGATTGCTGGCGTCTTAGACTGGAACCGTACCTATTGTGATCCACCGATGGAGGAATACGAGGTAAGGGAAAAAGCTGGTCGTGCATGGGCTGATTGGAAAGATTCCGACCTACCACCGCTGACACCTGCGATGCTACGGGAGCAGTTAGAACAAAAGATAGAACCTGAGCCCGACCTAGAAATCTGGGACTGGTGGCGCTTCAAGGAGGAAGGTCTAAACTGCCCAGAACAAGACTGGATTGCAGACAACATGATAATCCACAAGGGTCTACATTTTATAGCTGCTGCATCAGGTTCTGGTAAGTCGTGGCTTGGTATTGATCTGGCTATTGCTTGTGCATCAGGTAGACCATGGTGCAACTTTATCGATACTAATCCGGCAAAGGTTATGTACATCAATGAAGAAATCAACCTCAAGCAGTTCTGGGGACGTTTCTGCATGATGCATCCAACGGATCTCCCGAACCTGCACGTGATTCAAAAGAAGAACACTAAACTCGACAAGCCTTACCATGTTGATGCTTTGGTCAAGTACATCAAGAAACACGATATCCAGCTTGTGGTTGTTGATACCTTTGTACGTGTTCACAGTATGGATGAGAACGACAACGGTGCTGTAGCTAAACTGTACGATCGGTTCCAGGAACTAATCGATGCTGGCGCAGCGGTAGTGATTCTGCACCATAACAAGAAGTTAGCACCCGGTACGGCAATAACTCAAGACACGATGCGTGGAGCCTCAGATTTGGCGGCACAGGCCGATATGGTGCTATCTATCAATCACGACATCGAAGCCAAGACGTATGACGTTCGTACGGTCAAACACAGGCACATCGGGGAGGATGATTGGGTTCACTTTGTGTACAGGCTCAATACCGATGAACCGGGGCAGATAGCACTACAGCAAGTAACCACGGCAGGTAGTGAAACAGAGATGCTTGATCGGGTCACTCAGTACATTACTGACAATCCCGGTAAGACCAAAAGCGGCATCTGCGATGGACTCAAAAAGAATAGAAATCTAATCTGGGATGTTGTGGACGAAGCAATGGAATTGCAGCTGATTGTGTGCCGTGACAGGAAGTATTACAGGGTCTAAAAAGTGTATCGAAAAAGTGTATCCCCTTAAGAATATAAATAGATACACTTTTGAAATACCCCCCTCTCTCAGACTCTCACCCCCCAGCCGGAAAAAGGCTGGCTGGGGGTACGGAAGGGCGAACCGTGTATCTGGCGCTAAGGCGCCGATACAGGTATCGCCAAGATAAATAATAGGTTTGACAATATCCGCTTAGTGGGTATATAGTTGGTGTGGCAATAGTGCCAAATGACGGGCGGTAGCCCAAGGAGAATGTATGGGATTTTTTGCACAACACGGGAAGTTCTCGGAAGGTGGCGGGAAGAAGTACAGTGTAGCCGAGCAAGGCATCTACATCTGTGCTTTGATTGATTGCGAAGCAACGCAGGGCAAGAGCTTTGACGATCCAAACGTCTTGGAGCCTAACTTCCGCTGGGTGTTTGAAACCACCGAAGTAGGCGATGACGATGGTCAGCCATTCCGGTTTATTCAGTACACAAAGACCTACTACGGCAACGAAAAAGCCAAACTGACAATCCTGCTCGATGGCATGGTTGGACGCATGACAAATGCTCAGTTTGCAGACCTTGACATTGAAGCACTCAAAGCCAAGCAATGGCAGGTAGTGGTTGGAACCCGTCAGAAGATGAACGGCGAACTGACCAACGTCATCGAAACCGTCAAGCCGGTAAAGGTTGCAGCTACAAAGCCATTACGCAAGGCTGTTCCTACCGCAGACATCACTGATCCATTCGAGGACTAATGCGACAACACTACACGGTCGGCACTCTTGATGCCTTGGCAGTAATCGAAGATTGGGACCTGGACTTTGTGTCTGGCTCCATTCTGAAGTACCTACAGCGCCAAGAGCATAAGGGGCAACAGGAGCAAGACAGGCTAAAGGTACTCTGGTACGCAGCCTATCTGGTTACACGCTCTAGGGAGTATGCCGACCGTGTAGTTACAGATGCCAAGGAGATAAGCAATGGCAAGGCCTAGATGTAGTATTGTTGAATCGCACCGAAAGCGTGACGTGGTACTGCAAAGATACGAGGAGCTTGTGGCAGGAGGGATGCGATGCCACGATGCAGCACGTACCCTCGGTTACAATCACACCACGATCAACTATTGGAAAAAGCAGATTCTAGATCAGGCGAGAATCGAAATACAGGCAGAAGTACAGACCATGGCAAACGGTAGTTTCTCCGTAGCCCTTGAAAAGCTACGCTCTGGCTACATGGTAAGACGGCATGGTGCTTCTTGGTTTCTCCAGATGATAGACGGCAAGATATGCCTGTATCTGCTCGATGGTGCTGGTAACCGGAGATACAGCCGTGTTGCTTCATTTGGATCCGCCGATGTCCTTGCTATGGACTGGGAGATATTCGTAGGATGAAGTTTGAACTAGCATTTGAAGCCCTACGCCACGGCTACTGCATCACAGTGCAGGAAAACAAAGCTCTCTGGTACAGGTGGAATCAAAATCTACAATGCCTTGTTTGTTACATACACAATATGCATCAGTCCTACAGCCTAGACATCCCGGTTGATCGCATCATGACAGACCGTTGGCAGGTTGGTATTTTCATTGATGGAAACTCACCGCTCTGGCTTGATACTGAAAACTGTTTCGACATCGAGCAGGTCATGCAGTATGCCGAGATCGCAATGGCAGAACGTGAACAACACTTGGCAGGTACTCTATGACAAAGCTAATCTGGATCACACCGGAAGCGGAGCAGGTTATCGGTTATTGCGCTAGGGTCTCCAACCCAGCCAATCAAGATAACCCAGACGTAGCCCGGTTGCTCTCCTACTGCATCAAGCATGGGCACTGGTCAATCTTTGAGATGGCCAGTATGTGCGTTGAAATCAAGACAACCCGTGCTATTGCTCCGCAGATTCTTAGGCATAGGTCATTCTCTTTTCAAGAGTTCAGCCAAAGGTACGCACAGGTCGCTGAGTTTCCTGTACTGGGGCAGATGAGGCTTGCTGGTACAACTAACCGTCAAAGCTCACAACCCATGCCAGAACGGGATGACTTAGATGCAGAAATGCAAGGAGTCATTTTAGATGCTGAGTTGTCTGTCTCTCGTGGTTATTGGACATATAACAAACTTATCAAAGCTGGTATCGCTGCGGAAACAGCAAGGATGGTTCTACCGCTTTGCTGTCCAACCACGATGTATATGAGCGGTAGCATTCGGTCTTGGATTCATTACGTGCAGCTGAGAACGCAGGAAGATACGCAGCTGGAACATAGGCAGATTGCAGAGTCCATCAAGGCTTTGATGGTTGAACATCTGCCAATCACAATGGGGGCAATAGGATGAGATTCGGCGAAGTGATACAAGCCTTGATGGCTGGTGGTGGTAACGCCGTGAGGCGGCAGGAGTGGGATGGAACTTTCCTGCGGTACTCGGAACTGTGGAACACTTTTCAGTATGAAGGTGCAGATGGAAGAAC